AATGGGGGATTTGATAATTGGCAATTTGAAATATTAGTATATGCTGATTTAAAAGATAAAGATGAAGCGGAAAAACTGGAAAAACATTACATAAAAATATTTAAGCCTACACTAAATGATGCTGATGTAGCACAAACACCCGAAGAAAAAAAAGAACGTAAAGTAAAATATGACAATAAACGGAGAGAAGACCCAGAAGTTAGAAAGAAAGAAGCAGAGAATGGTAAAAAACGGAGGGAAGCCAATCCTGAAAAAAGGAAAGCATTAAATGCGGCATCAAATGCGAAGAACCTTGAAAAATATACTTGTGTTTGTGGTTGTTCTACAAGTAAAAAAAATGAAGCAAGACATTTTGATAGTAAAACGCACAAAAAATTTGTAAAAAATAAATTAGTTATTTAAGTAATTATATAGTAAATTATTGCTATTTATATTATTTACTTCACCTGATAACAAACAATCTTCATATAATTTTCTCAATACATCGTTAGGTGCTTCACTCCCTGCCTTGATTAAATTTTTGCACCTTAAATAGTTTTTTATCTCCTGTATGGATTTTTGCTTTAATCCTGTTATTTCTCTCTTAACATTTTTTTGAGTTTGATTATTTTTGATTAATATTCCAACCTGTCTTCTATTTTTGTGCTTACCAAGTTTATATGTAGAAGTCCTGGTAACTTTATTTATTTTGGGTATGCGTTTAACTGGTGGTGGTGCTACAACATCTACAATGGGTTCTTCCTGCTTTGGAATTTCCATAACGGCTGCTGCTGGTTCAGCGGTATTTAATATTTCAATAGTATCTGCTGCTACTATAGGGGCAAAACCCAGACTTTTAATTGGTTTATTGATTTTTAATTCATCGTCGGCAGGGTCCGTTAGAATTTCAATCTGTGGTGGCGGTGGTGGTGGTGTGGGTGGTAGTGGTGCGTGCGGTGGTATGACTATATCTACTTGAGGTTTTACCTGTGGTATTATCGATGGCTCATTTTCATCTGTTCTATCATATTTGTTATTTTCCAGAGAGATTTTAACCGATGGCTTGTATGCGTTTGGATTTTTTTGAGTTTTATTTAATTCTCTGTAAGTAGGACGAGAACCATTTTTCAAACTACTATAGCCACTTGGGGCAATCATCGCATTTTTTTCTAAATTAGATGGAAGTTCTAAATTTATCTCTAATACGACAGGCTTGTTTTTAATAGTTTGATTGCGTCTCCTCCTCTTATCTTTATTTTTCAGTGATAAATCACGCATAAAATTGAAAGATTTATCAAATTCTCTATCAAAATTCACATCTTCATATTGATTTTTTTCAAATAATTCACCTACTTGTGGGTTATTTGATTGGACCTCGTCTTTTCTCGCTTCTACTTCTTTTTGTTTTTGATAATTTTTTACCCGGTTTAACATAGCCTTTTGAACATGCTTTAATTTTGAAGAATTTTCTTCGTCTGGTATTGGCTTGGGTTTTACTTTTAATGTGCGTGGCTTTTTACCTCCCTTTTTACCATTCATCATAAACAATTGTGGATTTATTTTCAAAGTCCTTTTTGTATCCGACATATTATTATTATTATTATATCTCCATATTTATAATAATTTATTTATACTTATTAGAATTAATTAAAAAGTAATAATTTTTTAATCATTCATATATATATAAATGAACCCGTCATTTATAACTTCGGGGTTATCGGCGTTCGCAAAACCAATACGGACAGATTTCAATCTCATATGTGGGAAATATCATATAAATAAAGTGAAATGTGTACCCCTCAATGAGTTTACAAAACCCCTACTGTTTTTCTCAACGGATCTTACAAATATAATACGACTTTCATTACAACCTACGCTACCAGAAAATTATAATCATAACGCTAATAAATTGATTGGTAATCAACCTTTTAAATTGTGGTGGCGAAAAACGATAGTCTTAGACTTGGACGAGACACTCTTTACATCAAGTAAAGTTAAAAGTTGGGATGATAAGTCTGATAGCGACTCATATAAATCTGCTTTGCGTCCATTTCACAAACCCTTTATCCAAGCTTGCATAGAACAATTTGAGGTAGTTGTTTGGACTCGCAGTGACCTCGGGTATGCTATACAAAAGTGTAAATGGCTAGGTCTAAATGATGTTCCATTGATAACTGGATGGAGAAACTGCGATGATTCTGGGGCAAAGCCACTTTACAAACTTAATCGGAAAGCTTCGCAGATTTTATTGATAGATGATGACGAAGTTCATCTTTCGGCAAATCCTAGATCACAACTTCTCATTCCCCCGTGGAATGGAGATGAAAACGATTGCGAATTAGAAAGTCTCATTCCCATAATCAATAAGATTGCGAAAGAACCTACGGTGCAAGATTCTCTAGATATTTGTCTAGCACAGTCATACATTTATGAAAAGACGATGCCTTAAATCCAATCAAAATAACTACTCATTAGAATTTATTAAAAAGTAATAATATTTATTTTTAATAAAATAAAATTGATTGAAATTTCGCAAATAATCAAATTATAATACAAAACGTATTGTCAAGATGAATAGTGCGGGTCGGTTAAATGATATTAATGATGAGGAAATCAAGGACGAAACTAATACTAACGAGAAGAGTGTTGTTGCCAAAATCAGCGATGATGAGGCTCCCTGGACTCTTATTGAATCGCATTTCAAGAACCAGCATTTAAAGCAGCTCATTCGTCATCAAATTGAAAGTTACAATTATCTGGTTAATACTCAACTCGAGCAGACTATTGCGATGTTTAACCCAATTCGCATTTGTTCGGAACACGATTGGGTAAAGGAGCATAATCTTCATCGTCTCGTCGCACACGTCACGCTTGAGAATTTCAACATTCACAGACCCCAAGTATATGAAAACAACGGAGCTACCAAAATCATGTTCCCTCAAGAGGCTCGTCTTCGGAATTTCACATATGCTGGTGCGATGACCGTTGATTTAAACATCAAATACACCGTCCGTAACGGTGAAAATTACAAGAATACCCAGACTTACAACAAGGTGCTTAAGAATATTCATATTGGTAAGCTTCCTATTATGCTTCGCTCCGACATTTGTGTTCTCAGTCAATATAAGCACCTGAATACAGACCAGACTGGCGAATGTAAGATGGACCCAGGTGGTTATTTTATCATCAACGGTTCCGAGAAGACTTGCCTCGCACAAGAGCGTGCTGCGGAGAACCAAATTGCCTGCTTCAATATCTCCAAAAATAATACTAAATGGACTTGGAACGCTGAAATGAAATGTATCCCTTACTGGAAATGTATTTCGCCCAAGCAAATTAATCTTTACAGGAGCACCAAAAACAACGGATTTGGTAATTCTATCTACCTGCAAATCCCTCGCCTCAAGAACCCTATCCCGCTATTCATTATCTTTCGTGCGTTCAATATTATCAGCGACAAGGATGTTTGCGAGAAGGTAATTCTTGATATTGATGATAAAAGGCATAGGCGCATGCTATACGGTCTTCAGGGTTCTATCGTTGATGCGAACACTTGTCTTACATACGAAGACGCGCTTAATTATATTATCTCCAATGTAATCTATACTCCACTCAACGTTGATAAGGAGACTGGATACAAGCGCAAGCACGACTTTGCCCTTGAAGTTATTAACAACGACATCTTCCCCCACTGCAAAACTACCGCTCAAAAGGTTTATATGCTGGGATATATGACTAATAAGCTACTACAAACATCTTTCGGTTGGATGGAGCCGACTGATAGGGATTCTTATCTTAACAAGCGGGTTGATTTAACTGGTTCGCTGGTTAATAATCTATTCCGCAATTATCTTAACAAACTGGTTAAGGATATGCAAAAGCAGGTTGTTCGTGAAATCAATTCGGGTTCGTGGAAATCCAACGAAGATTACGAAAATATCATCAATAGCACTAATATCTACAAAATTATCAAGTCTGTTACCATTGAAAACGGTATCAAGCGAGCACTTGCTACTGGCGATTTCGGCATCAAGCAAATCAACAGCAATAAGGTTGGTGTCGCCCAAGTTCTCAATCGTCTTACTTACATTTCCAGTATTAGTCACCTGCGTCGTGTTAATACTCCAATTGATAAGAGCGGTAAGTTAGTTCCCCCTCGTCGTCTTCACAATTCGTCTTGGGGCTTCCTTTGTCCCGCTGAAACTCCAGAGGGAGCGTCCGTTGGTATTGTTAAGAACTTAAGTTATATGACGCACGTCACAATTCCAACCAACACAACCGTACTATATGATTACATTATGCCGCTTGTTACTGAAATTGAGTCTCTTAGTGATAATGCCAAGTCGCTTCACGACAAGGTCAAGGTGTTTATCAACGGAGTATGGGTTGGTATTACCAACGAGCCACTTGAACTTTTCAAAAACATCAAGGAAAAGAAATACAAGGGCATTATCAACATTTACACTTCAGTCATCTTTGATTGTAAATTACTGGAAATCAAAGTCTGTAACGATGCTGGAAGGCTTACACGACCGGTTCTAAAGGTAGAGGACAACGCTGTTCTTTATACAAAGCAAATGGTTGAGCAGGTTCGCTCTGGAGAACTTAATTGGAACGACCTACTATACAGCGGCAAGATTCCGCAGTCCGCAATTGAATATATTGACTCCAACGAGCAAAACAATACGATGATTGCTATGGAACCCGAGCAACTCACAGCAACCGACTCCAAGTATGTGTATCATTACAGTCATTGCGAAATTCACCCAAGCACCATCTTCGGTGTTGTAGCATCCTGTATTCCTTTCCCTGAAAACAATCAGTCTCCCAGAAATACTTACCAGAGTGCTATGGGAAAGCAGGCACTTGGTATGTATGTTACAAATTATGATAATAGGATGGATAAGACAGCATATGTTCTATCCTACCCGATGAGACCGCTCGTTGATACTCGTCTTATGGATATTATCAAACTCAATACCATTCCATCAGGCGAGCAAGTTGTTGTAGCCATTATGAGCCATTCTGGTTATAATCAGGAGGATAGTGTCCTATTTAACAAGGGCTCTATTGACCGTGGTCTATTCCTGGCTACGATTTACCATACCGAGAAGGATGAGGACAAAAAGCTATACGGCAACGAGGAGATGCGTTGTAAGCCAGACAAGACCAAGACCAAAAATATGAAGTTCGCCAATTACGATAAAATCAATTCGCAGGGTCTCGTCCCCGAAAACACTCTGGTTGAAGACCGTGATATTATTATCGCCAAGGTTCTACCAATTAAAGAAAACAAGAACGATTACACCAAAACTATCAAATATACTGATGAGAGCCACGTCCATCGCACGGGCGAGGAGACTTTCATTGATAAGAATTACAGCGAGAGCAACGGTGATGGTTACAACTTCTGTAAGGTTCGCCTTCGTAGTGTTCGTCGCCCTGTTATTGGTGATAAGTTCAGTTCTCGTCACGGACAGAAGGGAACTATCGGCAACATTATTGAGGAAAAGGATATGCCCTTCACGGCAGATGGACTGAAACCCGACATCATTATCAATCCCCATGCTATTCCCAGTCGTATGACTATCGCTCAACTGAAAGAGACACTTTTAGGCAAAGTGCTGATTCAAATGGGTCTTTACGGAGACGGCACAAGTTTTAGCAAATTCAAGATTGGTGATATTGCTTCCAAACTACAGAAACTCGGTTATGAATCCAACGGAAACGAAGTTATGTATAACGCTCTCACGGGCGAGCAAATGGCTTCCAACATCTTCATCGGTCCCGCATTCTACCAGCGTCTCAAGCATATGGTAAATGATAAGCAGCACAGCCGCTCAATCGGTCCCATGGTTAATCTCACTCGTCAGCCAGCCGAGGGTAGGGCTCGTGATGGTGGTCTTCGTTTCGGTGAAATGGAGCGTGATTGTATGATTTCACACGGAGCATCTCGCTTTACCAAGGGACGACTATATGACGCATCAGATGCTTACAGCGTCCATGTGTGTAATAAGTGCGGTCTCATCGCTTCATACAATACAGCACAGCAGATTCACATCTGTAATACTTGTGAGAACAGGACGGACTTTAGATATGTTGAAATCCCATACGCATGCAAACTTATGTTCCAAGAGTTATATACTATGAATATCGCACCCCGTATTATCTGCCAGTAAGTAATAAATAACAAAAACAAAAAAATAACATAAATTTTTTTTATAAAAATATAATATATATACTAATAATAATGTCGTCTACCAATAACAATATGGGACCCCAGACCGAAAATAACGGAAATCAGTACTCTATGTGGAGAAAACAATTAACAAGGGCGTTTGATACTACAGCGAACAAGGCTGGACCATTCAAGGTTGCCTTTAACCCCGGTAATTTCACTGTTGTGAATGACGGTTCGGATTTTACCCGCTTTAAAAAATTAGCCGCTATTAATAATAACTTTTTTGGCAAGGGTGTTCCTTCAAAGGCTTAAACTAATTATTTCATTTAGATAATAATAGTAAAATAATTTAAACATATATTCAAATTATTTTATAATGACTTCTGAAAACAGAGTACACCTATCTATTGTACCAATTGATAATACTAAAAAACATCTTTGTTGTAATGGTTGCGAGAGACCTATATACAAACACGAATACGCAACCGTTATAAATAACAAATATAAATTAGCACCTGATTTTTATAAAAAATGTTTAGTTAATGACTTCACAAATGGTTATGATTATATCAATAATTCTAATCTACCAATTAATAAACTTCCATATCGCATTAATATGAAGTCTTGGGCGGCTATTAAAAACGACACTGAATTTATTAAAAATATGAGTAACGGAATAAAGTCTCTTATGACTAACGAAGCAAATAATTTTACTGATAAAGATGAAGCCGCATTTAATACTGAACTTGATATATTAAAACAAGAATTTATCACCAATAGAAACACGCTACAAGCACACGAGCATAGTAATAATCACTAAAATTTTATAATAAATTTGAGTAAAAAGTATGTATTTATAACCCATTTATATAAGAAACATATTGATATTTAGCATAAATATTTTGTAGAAACTACCATATAAATTTAAAAATATATACGGTATATATAAATTATGCCGAAGAAAAATAAGAAAAATATTGCTGAAGAGCCACCTATAGAGGATACGGTAGAACCTGAACCAGAACCAGAACCAGTAATAGAGCCAGAGCCAGTAATAGAACCAGAGCCAGTAATAGAACCAGAGCCAGTAATAGAACCAGAGCCA